CCGGTTCTAGCCGGCCGGCGGCGGCGTCCTCGGCGAGGCCTTCGAGCATCGCCTGCCACGCGTTCTGGTATTTAGGTTTCACCATGCTCCCCAGGGAAAGTGCTTGATCGGCACGCCGGGAGCCTTTTGGATCTCGACGTTAGCGACGATGTCGAGCAGCTCGGCGGCGAGCGACCAGTCGCCCTGGGTCATCGCCCAAAGAGCTGTGTCGACGATCTCGTAGATGTGGTCTACATGGACCTTCTCGCCGCGCCACGTTCGCCACTCGTCGAGGTGCTCGGTCGTTTGGAAACAATGCGCCCAGGTTTCGACGAATGTTTCAAGTTGACCTATTGCGTTTTGTAGTTGTTGAAATTGGTTGGTCATGTTTTCCTTCTGGTTTCTGGGTTACGGAGATATTCGAGGATCGTGTCGAGGTGCTCGGGCCGGACGATCGCGCTAGCCACGGTGTCGCATCGGCTTAACGCATCCATCCAGACATGCTGTTCGGGTCGGATGCGGCCGACCTCGGATTTCAGCTCGAGGAGGACCACCCTCGGCGGCTTGACGAGGACCAGGTCAGGGAAGCCGGCTCCGGTCGAGCGGCGGCTATCGCCGTCATGGAACGCAAGCCAGCCGCTTAGCTCGGCGGCGTCGATGATGGTCTGCTGTAGCTCGGCTTCAGTCACGGCGGCTGGACAGGATGACGGCGAGGCCGACGACCTGGACGACGAGGGCGGCCGCGAGGATTGCGTAGACTCCGGTCACGGCCTCGGCATTTCGTTCTCCATGACGGCTCTCACCGATTCCTCGATAGCGGCCGGGAGATCGTGAAAGTGCACGCGCTGATTCAGGGTCCACGACGGCGTTTCGATCTCTAGCTCAAAGATCAGAAACTCCGGATCGAAATCCTTAGCCTGCCAGACGTTAATCCCGAGCGTTTTCATGAGATCCCCCAAACGATGGCGCTCCGGCCGGTGCGCGTCGGTTTACGTTCGCCGGTATCGACAACACGGCCGGCGGTAACCAGCTCGGAGCGTCGAGTACGGACGCCGGACACCGAGACGGCTTCGCCCTGGGCGTCGGCGAGCCGCCGACAGAGTTCCTCGTCGGTTAGTGGGCCGTGGCCTCGGAGCGCCTCGAGGATGAGGTTCTGGGTACGGGTCACGGCTAGCTGGGTCACGGTGCCGGCGGCGTGATGCGACGTTTCGGGGTCGGAGGTTCGTGCCCTCGGTGTCGTGTTGCTGTAGATAACCGCGGGCCGGTACTCGTCGCACCAGCGCAGGTGGCCGCGATCTTCTCCGCATTGCAGGCAGTAGCTCATCCGTCGGCCTCCTTGATTCCGAGCCGTTCCTCTCGCGCTTTCTGCTCGTCGGCACGGGCGGCGCGTGCGACCTCGCGCTCGATCTCTTCGTTACGGTCCAGAGCGCGGTCCAGCCGGTACTTCTCCTGGCTCCACAAGCTGAGCGCCACCCCCGCCTTCGAACATGCCCTCGAGAGGGCGTCGCTCTCTGCGTGCTTTAGGCGGGTGCCGTTATTGGCGAGGATGTCCGGCCGCTCGACATCGCCGGCACCCTCGACTGAAACGGTTCGGCCGTCGATTGTCAGGGTGAGCCGGCCGACGGCTCCGGTGATCGTTCCGTCGGGGTCGGTGATCTCGCGCACGATGCACCAGTCGAACGGGCCGACCGAGGCGAGGAGCTTCTCGACCTTTACCGACCAGGTCACAAAATCGCCAAAACCACCCGGCGCACGCTCCACCAAGCTGGAGGGAAAGGGCTTGGCGAGGGCTTTTAGCTGGGCGCTCATGAGCAGCTCCCGAAGCAGGCCGACGGGTCAAGGGTGACCTCGACGGCCAGGTAGACGGCGAGCACGCCGGCGGCAATGAAGCCGGCGATGGTGAGAACGTCGAGGAGCCGGCTCACTTGTCGGCCTTTTCGGTGCTGTAGTCGACGAGGAGCACCATAGGGCGCTCGTCGAACTCGAGGACGGTCACCTCGGGCAGCTCTTCGTCTTCGAGCGCCGGGAGGACATAGTCCAACGCCGTGAGGTTTTCGCTTCCGAAATCTTCGTAAGCAACGGAAAGGGTGATTCGTGCGTATTTCATGGTTCTCCAGTCTTCGCCCGGGGTGGGCTGAGAGTTATCCAACCAGGTTGGGGAGAACTATGCAAGCACTAGGAGCCGAGTAGCGCGTTCCAGGTCTTGGGGCCGACGATGCCGTCGACGACGAGGCCGGCGTCTTTTTGCAGCATTCGGACGGCTTTCTCGGTCTTGCGGCCGAAGACGCCGTCGGCGGTGCCGGCCGGGAAATTCTGGTCCTCGAGGAAGCGCTGGAGGCTCTTAACGTGTACGCCTCGGTCGCCTCGACGAAGCACGGTTACGCGAAGCTCGGCGATGTAGGCGGCGATTTTTTGCAGCTCGGAACGGGTGTCGGCCTGGAACGGTTTCTCTCGGCCGGCGGTGTACGGGAACCAGTCGAACCGGTTGCCGGCCATACGTCCGGGCTGCATATGCCAATTTTCGGAGCGGACGGTAGGCCGGATTCCGAAGGTGTTAATGATCTGGTGCAGGCGTGCCCAGGTGAGGCCTCGGCCGGTAATGCGAAGGTCGACGGCCATTCCGTAGCCGTCGCAGCCGGGAGCGTTTTGCTGCATGTGGTAAGAGCCGCGGAAACCGTTAGCGAGCTGCCGGTCAGGGTTCGCCGCGAGGTTCCCTCGGCCTCGCTTGTAGAGGTCGTACAGGCGGCGTTGGTCGGCGATGGTGCGGACGCCGGAAACGATCTTTACCTTCCCGACGATCTCGGGATGCTGGAAGAACGCTTCGAGGCGTGCTCTGAAGCGAGGGTGAAGCTCGGCGGTTCGTACCCTTGAGGAGGTGGTCGGGAGGGTCACGGGCCGACCTTGTCGAGGTTCACGGCCGAGGGCGAAGCGTCGCCGGCCGGGATACGGCGAGCGGCGAGCCCTTTCACGACGACGAGGAGGGCAGCGCCGGCGGAGGCCTTCAGGGCGTCGACCAGGGGCAGCTCGAGGAGCTGGAGCGAGTCGGAGCCGACGAGGCTCGCGAACGTTGCGGCGGCGGCCGAGATGGCACGCTCGACGAGGTCAGTAATGAAACGGCGGTCAAACATGGGGATCACCTTACTCGGTAGAGGTTCGGGCCTTCTTGAATCGGGCGGCGATGACGCCCGCCCCGGTCGCGAGTGCGGAAGCGGCGGCGATAACCGAGGTAAGGTCGAGGGCGTCATCCTCGGCCGGCGCGGGTTCCTGGATGATGACGACGGTATTAGGCGGGCCGCCGGCCGTGTAGTACGGAAGCGGAAGCTCGCCGTCGGTTTCCTGCGCGGATGCAGGGCCGGCGAGGAGCACCAGGGCGAGCGCTACTCCGAAGGGTGCTCGGCGTGCCATTCCAGGTGCCCATCTATCCGGTCTTCGATCCGGTCGAGGGAGCGCTTTACGTCGGCGTGATCGGCTCGAAGCTCGCCACGGGTCCGCAGCAGGGCGACCATGATCGAGGCCAGGCCGGTGATGCCGGCGGCTCCGAGCGTGCCGACGAGGGCGTAAGCGCCGGCGCTCATGCCTCGAGGATGCCGGCGACGGTTCCGCCGACGATTGCGACGATAAACAACACGGCGGCGACGAGGCCGGTTTTCGACGCCTCGGCGAGTACGTCCAGGTCGACGATACGGGCGAGGTTGTCGAGGTTATGGGCGGTAGCACACGCCAGCGTGCCCTGGCCGAAGACCAGCGGCGAAGCCTTTAGGCGGTTCATGGCGTCTCGGGTGGTGTCCAGGTCGGGCCGGGAGTCCAGGTCGCCGGAGCGTCGCGTAGTTGTTGCCGGTAGGTGGCCCAGGCGGCTGCGTTTCCGGTCGGGTCGTCGGCGGCCTGCGTCCAATCCGAGGCGGCGAGGAGCGCGTCGCGCTGGAGCCGCATACGTTCGAGCCACCAATCGGCCGGAACGTCGTCGGGGTCGAGGTCGTCGGCTAGGTCGATCATGATCCCACCCTGTAGATTTGTGTCCATTGGATGCGGTCGCCGGTTGCCCAGGTCATCGGGTTAGAGCTGCTGATCGCTGCGGCGAAAACGTAGTTATTGCCGGTGTCTCGCTGGAGCACTCGGAGCCGAACCTGAGAGCCGGAGAAGGTGAGGGCTGCGCCTTGGTACTCGCGGCCAGCCGACTGGTCGCGCAACATGCAAGTCGTACCGACCGATAGCTCAAACGATCCGGAAGCGTCGACGGGCAGGTCGACGCGTACATCGCCAGTAATCGCCGAGGTGCTGCCTAGCTCAAAACTGCCTTGAACTACGATCAGGTCATTTATGCGCTGATAGGTGCCGGATACGGTGCCGTTCCCAACGGTGACGCCGGTCGAAAAGGTCGGGGTCCAATCCGTCTCCGACTCGCCGATCGAGTTCAGGTCGCTGGCGTTAAGGATGGCCCCTCCAGAAAAGGGGAACGGGTTAGCCATGTCGAGGAGTCCTATCCGAGGCGGTTAATGCCGATGATACCCAGAGCGGCCGAGTCGAGGGTGAACGTGCCGTAGTCGATCGACGGCCGCAGGGCGAGCGTTACGGTCGTGTCGGACGGCGTAGCGGTGATGGTGCGGCCAACGACCAGGGCGTGATCGGTGATAGCTCCAGGCCGGCCGGCCGGGGTGAACTCGACGCTAGCGCCGGCCCATATGCCGTTTTCGACGGAGAGCAGGTCGGCCCAGGCGGTGGCGTGCGAATCGCTAACGCGTTCTTTCACCATCGAAGCGGTCACCTGGAGCGATGTCGTGGCGTAGCGAGGATTCGCAAAACGGAGTGTCCAGTTAGCGGCGTCCTCGTCGGTGTCGCTGTCGCTATGCGATGCGGTGACGTACTCGCGCAACCTCGAGCCGTACGTCGACTGGGCCGTTTCGCTCGTCGCAACGTAGCTAGTGAAACGGCGCGTAATGCGTGAGGCGGTGGTGAGCTGGTCGAGCTGGTAGCTGCGTTTCAGGCTGCGGAACGGTAGCTCGGTGCCGAGGGCGTTCTCGGCGAACTCGAACGTGGTCGGGTTGCTGCGTTGCGCGTTCTCGACGACGAAAATCTCGGTATGCGCCGTTAACGGGTCGAAGCCTCCCGGCCATGCGGCGGTCAGGCCGCAGGTCATGACGTTGTTAGCGATGTAATCGCCGACCGGGGCAGAGCTTACGGCGGCGGCCTGGAGGAGTACCTGCCGGGTTTTGGCTGGGCTGAGCGACGTAACCGTAAGGTTCCCGTCGGGGTTCGCCGTTTCGCCGAAGTTCGGCATAACCGTATTATTCAGCGAAAAAGACGGGTCGGCGAGTAGCTCGATCGCTTCATGCGGCGACGGCGCAACGGTCGCCGGGTAGGTGTACGTTTCGACCTGTTGCCGGCTAGCGGTCTGGAAAACGTCGACGGCTCCGATAGTCACGGTCGAGCTGATGCCGTCGTCGGTCAGGTCGAAACTGTCGATGATGCCGGCGAACACGTTCGCGCTGGTCGCGAGTCCTGCGCCGTAGTCGATCTGGCAGCGGATCTCGAGGGCGTACTTAAACCATTGCGTCGAGGAGTACGTTCCGCCGGCCTGCGGCGTGAGTTCTCCGTCGGAGTTGTCGAGGGTAATACGGGCCGAGCTGGTGCCCATTACGGCGAGGTCGGTGGCCTGGGCGATGCTGAAGCCGAGGGTGCGGCTCGTAAAGTCCGTGGTCGTGTAGTTGGTGCCGTCGTCGTAGTAGCCGATTCGGACTATCCAGCTCGTCTCGACGGTCATGTTAGAACCGTCGCGTGCCGGTCTGGAACGGGACGGTTCCTCGGCGTCGCTGGTAGTCCTGAATCGCCCTCACGACATCGTCGCCGTCGGAGCCGGCCGGCATGTTGATATTTACGACCATGCCGCCACCGAAGCGGCCGACCTGGTCGAGAGGAATAACGGCCTCGGGGCCGGCTTCGCCGATAATGCCGAGGGTCGGGCGCGTGACGATGCCGCCGTCAGCGAACTCTGGAATCTGGGGAATCTTAAACTCTTTATTTCCGAGCGGGCCGAGCCAGCCGGGAGTAGTGAAGCCGAAGCCGCCGAGGGTCGAGTTCCAGGCCGTGGCGATAGCGGAAAAGATCAGGTCCGCAGCGGTCAGGAGCGGATCGAAGAACGCTCCGAGGATGTCGCCGACCTTGCTCGAGTATTCCGTCCAGGTATCGAAGATGGTTACCGCTACGTCGGCGCTCGTTGTCGCGACGGTCCAAGCAGTCTCGGCGAGGGTCTGGAAGATCGGAATAACGAAGTCGGTGATGTAGGCCCAGTAGAGCTGGAATCCGTCAACGATGGTATCGACGGCGGTGCGGAAGAAACCGAAGTTTTCGTAGGCGTAGACGGCTCCAGCGGCAAGGGCTGCGATGGCGGCCACGACCAGGACGACAGGCGACAAGAGCGCGGCGATCGCAGTGACGAGGGAGTAAACGGCTCCGGCGAGGACCGTGCCGATAACGACGGCCACGGCTGCGACGATCGGCTTGTTTCGTTTCATCCAATCCGTAACCGGCTTGAGTTTCTCGCGCAGCAGTTCCGCAGCGCCGGCGAGGCCGTCCTCGGAGAAGGCGTGGGTAAGGTCTTCGATGAAGCCGACGACCTTCTCAACTACCGGCATGAGCTTCGCGAAGCCTCGGTTTTTCAGGATGTTTATGCGGTCCTGAAGGGTGAGCATCGCGTCGGATTGCTCGTCGACGAGGCCGGTGCCGTCGCCGAGGAGGCCTGAGAAGTTCTCGAGGTCCAGGTTCCCGGTACGGATCGCCGAGCTAAGCCGCTGCGCGCCCTCGGCCCCGAACGCCTCGGTAGCCAGGTTTAGGGCTTCGGAGTCGCTGGTAGCGTTTTTGATCGCTGCGACGGTGTCCTCGAGGGCCTTCCGAGGGTCGCCTCCGAGTTCGGCGATGTTGCGGCTAAAGGCGTTCAGGCCGGGAGCGATACGGGTGACCTCGACGCCGCCCTGGGCGAGCTGCCCCATAAGCGCCGTGGTTTCCTCCAGCGAGAAGCCCATGTTTGCGAACACGGGGCCGAACGTTTCGACGTTCGAGAGAAGCGTTTCCATCGGCCGGCCCGTGGCCTGGGCGATGCGGAGAAGGTCGCCGAGGGCCTCGTCGGCGTCGCCGGCGTCTCCGCCGAACTGGGTAAGGGCCGAGTCGACCTGAGAGATAGCGGCCGAGGCGTCGACGCCGGCCGCCCTCGAGAAGTCCAGGAAAAGCTCGGTCTGGGCTTGGAGTTCGGAGCCGGT